CTTTTTCTAGTTGCCACAATATGTCATTTTTATCAATAATTTTTGTTTCCAAAGATTGGGTATTTGACAAACCTTCAATATCAAATGTTTTATTGATTTGAGGAATCTTAAATTTCATTGTTGCTTTACCAATTTTTGTCTTAACATTTTCAGTATATGTGTTTTCTGTAATGTTACTTGTAACAGTCAAGCTATCAGTATAGGCTGGGGTAAAAATAGCAACTGGAGTTGAACTATCATGTACTAGCAAATTAGGTGTTGTATTGCCCAATATATTTTCTAGGTCTAAGAATTCCATAACTCCGTATGCGTTTATATAAGCACCTATTTGATAAACTTCAAATAGCTCTCTTAGCACATCAAATACTTTTTGTTGCAAGCTGTCACAATAAAAATATGAAGATTTAATTGGGGCTGGATTGTTTAATATAGTTCCATCTACAAGTACAACCCTGGATGTTGTTACCTTTTTTAAACTGTCGTAATCATAATCTGTAAACCCAGAAAAATCTAATATGTTGCTGATGATTGTAAATACATCTTGAGATTGAGATACATAATCTGTTGGTGACAATAGCTGAAGATACTTACTTATATCATAAGCAATAACTTGTGTATGACTAAGGTCCTTACCGCTCCATTCTTCAGCATAATAAACTCCTCCAGCAATAACTTTGTCCGCACTTGAAGCTCCCGCCACAGTATCTTTAACTATATAGTTAATGTAAATTTTTACATTCTTTTTAAATAAACCATTTAGCGGTGATGCACTTGAGTTATTTGAAAATATACTTAGGACGTTTCCACTAACTGTAAGCGGAATATTTGAAAAATTAACTGTTGCAGAATTAGCAGATATCGCAGATATTGGCAATGGGTTCTGCTTGTTATCTAATTCTTCTTTTGTATTTACATCAACTAAATAGTTAGTTAGGTCTATCTCTATCCTTGGAGAAATTTCAATAACATGAAGTCTTGTCATATCTTTTTGATATGTAGCGTATCTTCCGCTATCACCCGATATGCTTGAAGATGGGCTTGAATATGCAGAATTAATTGTTGCAGAGTTTTGAGTAACAACAATTTTATTAATTTGTTGATAATTTGTTATTTGACCAGATGTGTTAAATATTGGCATTGTTGTCCATGGTGATGTTGACCATGATCCATCAGCTTGATGATAAAGTATTATTACACCAGCAGACGATATATCTGAATTTGTTAAAGCTTTTGTATATGTATAGTTAGTTACAGTATTATACAAATTAACTGTTAGGCTGGTTGGTGTTGCATAATTAATATTTAATTTAATAACAATTTTGTTTGTTGCCAACAAAGTATCATAAAGTGCACCTAAAGAGTTTGTAACGCCATCTGATACAAAATATTTATATGTGCTGTAATCTGAAAGTATTCCATTTTTAAATAATGGATTAGAATTTGCAGAACCCAGCACTGTAGGGTGATATGTTACTGGGCTTGCAGGCATAACTTGATTATTAAAAGATGATTGTTGGAATGCAGTTTTAATTTGTCTAAAATTTGATGCAAGCGGAGTTAATGAATTTCCTGATGGTATATAACTCTCGCCTGGTCTAAAGAATCCAAACGGAGATGATGTTGGCCAAAGATTACCATATTGATAATCTTGCTCGGTAGTCTGAAAAACNTCAAGCTGATCAATAAGAACATTATAAGAACTCAAAGGTGTTTGAGTNTGCATAGCAATTGTTGTATCAATTGATGTAAANTCTAAAGTCATAGTAAATGATGGGTATGAACTTTCTGTAGGCAAAGAGCTNATATANGTTTCAAACTTTGTCCATACTGTACTATCAATAACTTGAGATGATGATGAAGATCTATGGCTATCTACATAGTTTAATGCTGTTAGGCTTACCTGTATATTCTCTACTACTTTGGCATAGAATGTTACTTTATAAGTATTATTAGTATATGAACCAGTAGGGGCTATCACTATAGATCCCGACCCATTTTGTCCAGTGGTAGCAAATCTTAACGCTGATGTATTTGGATATGCAGTTGCAACTCTTCCGACTGTTGTATCATAAGTTATAACGCAGTTTGTTGCTGACCAATTTGATGGTGTATTCCATCCAGTTGATATTGGTGTTCCGTCTCCTGAAAATGTAGCGTATGGAGCATAGAATAGGTTATAGTTCCATTCTGCTGAAACTGAGGGGACTACATAGTGTTGTGTGCCAGATGAGAAGTACTGTTTGATTGCGGAGGAGCCTTTCATTATACCTCCGTAAATTCTATTGTAATATTTACTAGATCCCGCCCAGTTGCTTGAATGCCACCAACAGCTCTTTTTACAATCTCGTAATCAAAGGCGGTAATGTAAGTTAGATAAGTTTTATTATCTGTATCTGTAGCAGCATCTTTAGAAGAGTAATATGTTGATTCATCTGGATAAGAGCCAGATGATGGAACTGTTTCTCCTGCATTTATAATCTTTACATAAACAGGATTAAACACATTTGCTTCATAAAAAGCTTTTATCCAAGCTCCTGCTTTTCCAGTTGTTGTATCTGCAGCATTGTAATCTACGGCATCGGGAGTCCATGATGTTGTAAGCTTCCACGATGATGTTATCTTATGTTTTCTTGCTACAACATAACGACGCATTGTTCCATCTGCCATACGACTAGTCTTATCAATAACTTCATATGAAACTTTAAATGGATCACGATTGTGGTCTGTTAACTTATACCATGTTGTTCCGTCTAATGATACCTGTATACCTGATTGTATTTGCATTATGGTGTTCCTACCGCTTTCAATCTAGCAGATGCTCCTGCTGTAATTCCCGCCTTTGTTAAAGCATCGCTTACTGCACCAGTTGCTACAGCCTTTGCTTGATCTGCAGTTAAACCATTTGCATTAACAACAACATTTATTTGAGGCATGCTATTTGCTGCTGTTCCCATTTGTGCAGCTGATCCATAAGTCATTGCTGAAGGCATTGTTACAGAACCAACTTGATAAGATTTTAAATTTGTTGTATTGGCAGTAGCAACCATAGCCTTTGCTGCTTTTAGTCCTGGGTCTATTTTATTTGCAATTTGATCATTAAAATCTGCAAGTTGTTGTTTTAACGTATCTATTGTTTGCTGATTAGCATTTTGAGTAATTGTTTGATTATATGTGTCTTGATTTGCCATCATGTTTTGACGTAATAAATTAGCCTTTAGATAATCACCACTTGCCATTGCTTGACGAATTTGGTTTTGAAGATCTGTTTGTTGTGAGGCAAGATCAACAGCATCTTTTGCTGCTTGATTTTGATCATTCATTAACTTATTTGTTTTTTCAAGATCAGATATGCGTTTATTCTCTAAGTTTACAAGTTTGCTATATTTTGCAGTTAATGCTGTTACTGGATCTGTTGTTGATGTTGAAGAAGTTGTGGTAGTAGAAGTAGTTGTTTTTTTAGCTAGTGCATTTGCAGCATCATTTGCTGCTTTAAGATCGTCTGCTAGTTGTTTTAAAGCTTTTGGATCTGCTGCTAATTTTGTAAGAGCAACATTATCTAAACCAGTCTTAAGACCCATTGCTTGTGCAGTTGATATTAATAATGCTGTTCCAGTATCTTTTACAACACCATTAATGCGGTTAAAATTAGCAACAAAATTTTTATCTTCTCCCATTTGTGTTAATTCGCTAGAAAGAATCTTACCTGAAGTATAGGCATCTAATCCGCTGTGATTTAATGCATCCATAGCTGATTTCATATCTGAAGTTTTTGCGGTTGCTGACATTAAAGAAGTTGCAACAGTTCCAAATGCATCAGCTACGGTTTTTTGTTGACTATTTAAATCTTTATAAGCTGATATAGCTCCTTGATTTGCTTGCATTTCTAAGTACTGTGCATTAGCAAGGCTTACAGTTTTTTGTAATAGAGTTTCTTGAGCTGCACCCAAATCTCTAGTTGCTGGAATAATTTCTTTTAATGCTGCATTTAGATATTGTGTTTTTCCTGCATATTGCAACATTGCTGCAACCATCTTTTGAACACCCGCTGGATCCATGCCTGCTGCTACTTGTGCTGCTGCAAATTGTTTTAATGTTCCAACTATTCCGCCTACAGTATCATACCCTTTAATTGCATCTGCGGTTTTCTTTAATGGATCACCCTTATCTAATTTAGAAATTGCATCTGTTAATTGATTAATTTCTCCTACAATTTTTTTAGATGTAATGCCAGCTCCAGATATAGCGTCTGCCATATGAAGTATTCTAGGGGTTGTGTCTGTAACAGAACCGCCAAATAATTGTATTGATTGGGTACTTGCAGTAAATGTTGCTTTAACTGTTTCTGCATGCTCTTTTTCTGCTTTCATAAGAGCACCTATGCCACCAGTGACCAAACCTAGAGCAGCTCCCGCAGCCATGCCCCAAGGTCCAAACATAGCACCCATTCCAGCCATTGAAGATGTGCTTTGAGTAATATTTGCAACGTTACTTCCTTTTGGAAGCATGCCAGCAAGCATACTTCCGCCCATCATAAGACCGCCAGACAAAGCCATCTTTGATTGAATATTCATCTTGCCAGATTCGTTTGTGGCCATTCCCTTTAGCTTTCCAAACAAACCGCCATTTGGAGCACCAGACTTGCCCAACGTTTCTTCTTCTATTGTTGTAGTAACTGATTGACCAATTGTTGCAGAAGTTTCTTGAACTTTTGCTTTTCCTTCTTCAAGACCAAGAACAGCACCGTCAACCATATTTTTAGCAGCTTTTCTTGTAGCCTTTGAAGGAGATTGTGATTTTGATTCAGCATTAATGTCTTGTGCTATTCTTTCTTCAATTGAAGAAGCAATATTTTTTGCAGTAGATGTTTGATACCCGCCTGGTTGATTAATAGCGTAATCTGTAATCTTTCCGCCTTTATTTCTTATTTGTCCAACTGGTGATTCATTTAGATATGCAAGAGTTCCCTTTTGTGTTAGTGAACCACTTGCTATGCCAGAACGTATGTACTCTGCTCCTGGGTTTACTCTTACCTGACCTACCTGTTGTGAAGCATTGTGCAAAGCAGTTGCAACTTCTTTGGATGCTCCAGCTGCATTTATTTGCTCATCAATAAGTTTTCTTGTTTCTTTTGCAAGGTCTTCATCTGACAATGTTGTTTTATTTAAAGCAAGAACTCTCTTTTTAAGCTCTGCTTCAAAATCTTTTAATGCTTGAATGTTTTCTGGATTTGAAGCTAATCCACCTAGTCCAGCAGACCTTGCAAATCCTAATCCTCCAGTATTACCAAAACCAGCTGCAAATTGTTCTGGCGTAGCTGTTCCACTTCTTAATTGTGCATTTAATTTTTGCATCATAGAAGTGTTTACTAGATTAGAAAGAACTCTTACTGATCCTGGATTTGTTTCTTGCAAACCAACCAAACTTGGATATCTTCTCATCATCTCTTCATATTGAGTGCTGCCTGCTGTAAATGGCATTGATGTATGTCCTGCAGAATATCCCTTTTCATAACCTGGCAAATTACCTTTAAGCATTCCATTAATAAATGGTTCATATTTCTTTGCTGTTGCTGCTGGAATAACGGCTTCTTGTCCAGTAAGCATTGCTGGGTAGACATCTCCTGCAGCTGGATTTCCTGGTACCCAGCCACCTGTTGCCATTCCTGGTGCTATAAATGGAACTCTACCTCCAGCTAATCCAGGTTCTGCTATTGTTGCTATCTCTGATGCAATTGCAGATATTCCTGTTCCAGCATTCATTGTGGAAACAAGACCTTCCATACTTATGGTCAAATTTTTAATTGCTTGATTTAATAAATCAACAGAATCAACATCGCCTAATATTCCCTTGCTGAATAGATCTGCTGCTTGTTGTGATGCAATAATTTCTGGTGTTAAAAGTTGTTTTAATGTTGTTCCGCCAGTTGCAAGTTGCTTAAGATTAAATACAGCTTTGGTAATATAACCAATAAAGTTAGCCATAAGACCAGTTAACATAATTATAGGTCCCGCCAAAACCGTTCCAATTGCAGCTATGCCAAGAATTGATTTAATTGGGCCTGGCAAACCTGAAAAAATCTTAGCAACAGTATTACCAAAGTTCATAAGGGTAGTTGTTATTTCTATAATCTTTTGACCAACTGGAATAAGGTCAGCTTTAAATGTTTCTATTGCTCTTTGATATTTTGCGGTAGGAGATGATGTTGCTTGTTGCATTTCTTGATTAGCAAGGTTAGCAAGTTCTGCAGAAGAAGCTCCTGCAATTTTAAGAGCGTTTTGTGTTTGTGATCCAATTTTTCCAAAGTTATCAAGAAGTGCTGATACACGAGCAAATTGGAACTTACCAAAAATCTTTTCAATAACTTGTTCTTTTGCTAATGGGGTTAGGCCTTTGAGTCCTTCTTGTAACTTTTCAATCATNTGTACTGGAGATCCCGCATTTTTTACAGAATCCAAACTAATACCAAATTGTTGTGCTGCAGTTACTGCACTTTTTGTTGGGGCAATCAAAGATGCAATTGCAGATTTAACTGCGTTAGCAGCCTGGGCTGCAGGAATACCTGCTTCACGCATAGCAACAAGCATAACGGCGGTATCTTTATAACTTCCACCCAATTGTTGCATGATAGGACCAACACGTGGGATAGCCTCTGTCATATCGCCAAGTGTCATTGTTGTTTGCTTCTGGATATCTGACAAAAAGTTAACTGCATCTGCAAGCTGATTTGTGCTTACCTTATAAACATTTTGAAGTGCAACAATCGTGTTGGTTGCAGCAGTTGCATCAACAGCACCAAGTTTTGAAAGGCGTTGTGCTTGATATGTTGTATCTAAAAGATTTTGTCCTTGACGACCCATAGCAGCAAAATTAGCTGCAACTTGCACAGTATCTTTAACGGCAATACCCATGCTGCTTGCAACATTTTTACCAAGGTCTGTTACTTGTGCTGAAATTTGATTAAGTTCTGCTTGTGATGGAGGAGTTAGACCTTCACCATAAAGTCTTTGAAGTCTTGTAAGTTCTGTATTTACATCTTTAAAAGCTGATGTTGCTTGACTTGCAAAAAGCATAAGAGGTACAGACATACCAACTGTTAGCTGACGACCAGCCCACTGTGTATTTTTACCCCAGTTAATTAAACTTTGCGTTCCTTTTTCAACAGCAATATTATAAATATTTTGTTCATTTGCAGCAATCTTTGTTGCATCAGTAACCTTATTAATTGTTGTTGGTGTAAATACTGAATAAAATCCCTGTTTGGTAGGGTCAGCCATTATTACAGAATTTTGAAGTTTAGTTTGTTCAACAGCAAGTGCTTTTACACTGTTCATTGCTGAACCAGAATTTTGTTTAATTATGCTGTAATATGTACCTAAAGATAGTTTGCCAGACTCTAAAGCCTGGCCAAACTTCTGAGTTTCTGTTCTTAATTGGACTTGTGCTTGAGTAAATTGTCCAGTTGACAGCATTGTGTTTTTAAATGCTGCTGCTGCCGAGTTAAGATCTTTGGTAAGATTATTACCTAATCCTACTCCCGCAACACTTTTATTAAGTAGATCAATTTGGGCTTGTAGAGCTTTTATTTGCGTATTGACGGAAGTAAAATCTCCGAGTGCAACTATATTAAGTTCTACTCTTGCCACTATTCATCCACCCCCATTTGCATAAAGCCTAAGCCTTCGTTTACTCCAAAACCTTCGTCTCTAGCAACCTTTAAATTCATAAGATCTGATACATCGCTGACTTCTTCTTCAGCATCAAGATCTACGCCATTTATTGCTGCTAAAAATCTTTTGTCATCGTTATCTTTTTTCCTGATAATCTCAATGATTGCCATCAATTCATCAAGAGAAAGATTACTTTCTAATTCGTCAAAGTTTTTCCAATGACCAGTTAGAAATACTTCGGACTCCAAGGAGCGTAGGTCTAGTTCGTCCCAACTAGTGCCGCTCCCAGAAGGTTTGGGTCTGTTAGCTTTAGACCACCGCAAACTTCTAGAATCTTCATCATAGTAGGAACTTCAACAACGCTTTCAAACTTATCTATATCTTTGGAAAGCTCTGGCTTGAATGTTTCAAGACAAATCATAGCTGCCTGAATAAATACGTCCATAGCGTCATCTTCGGTTGCATCTTCTTTAACGTCAATTGAACGAATAACTTCCATAAACTTCTTTAGTTGCTTAATTGGAAGAGGTCTTAGAGTCAAGTTTGACCCGTCTGACAATTCAATTTCTACTACATCATATACTGTTGTTGCCAAGTTATAGCTCCTTTGTGTTAGTTAAATTATACCAAGATATTAGGTATAAACAAATTCAGAGGCCCCGCCATTTCTGACGGGGCTTGAATCAATATTAAATTGTATATTAGGTTTTGTTTAGAATGTACCGTATACACGGTCAATAACAACACCGTATTCTGCACCTGCATAGTTTGCATCTGAATCTGGCAAGCAACGGAAATTCACTGGGAACACAGTTGCTGCATCACGCTTGAGTGCATGCATTGTTGTATCAATAGAAACAACACGACGAGCAACGTATACACGCTCCTTGTTACGAGCAACAGTAGTTACTGAGCCTGTTCCAACTGATACAACTGGTGTTGAACCTGTTGCTGCTGGATCATTGAAAGCTGCTGATGTACCGATTTGAGCTGGAGCTTGTCCAACTGCGATAAGTACACGCTCTACTGGTGCGTCACCAAGAGCACCTGCAGCCATATTCAATGTTGCTGCTGGAGTATCTGGTGTGCTGTTAACAGAAGAATCATTGTTTAGCAATGTTGGAACGTTAACAACTGAGTTGTTAGCATTAGCAACATATACGCTATCCATTTGACCCCATGAGAATTGAAGGTTTTCAAGAGTTGCTTCGGTAAGTTCTGTCTTAAGCATAACTTTAAGTGTTTGCTTGAAGATACGGGCTGCATCAAGAAGTTGATCAACCATAACCTCACCGTATGTTGGCTCGTATGAAACCTCAAGTCCTGTATTTGTATAACCAACTTCACGATAAGCAGAGGACTGGAGAATACCAGTACGTGCTGATGTGTTTGTTGGCATCAAACTTGAAAGATCTGTCTTGTATGTTGTTGGGCGACCTGTATTGTTTGAGTTGTTACCAACTGAAACGAATAGAGATGCTGCTCCAACGATTACGTTTTTAGTACTTGTAGCCATTTATTTATTTCACCACCTTATTTGATATAAAATTAAAACAAAAAAAGTGACAACTTGCTTCCTCATAGAAAAGCATAGCATTTAACCTATATAATTCAAATTTTAGATATATCTGCCAGTATTGGTAGTTGTGCCTTCATCCACTTCACGAGTATATGAGTATTGGATTGATATATCTCCACTCATAAAACCACCTTCATCAATAAATGGTTGGACTGGATTTGCAGATTCTAGGCGGAAAAAAAGGAATCTATACGGACTTCCCGACATTCTTTCTAAGTTGATATCTAATGCTGACTGTTCATATCTTCTAAATAGGTCAGTTAGGAAATTAGCAATTGTAAGGATTTGAGTATTGCTTCTGGAGACAATCTGCATAATCATAGTCTCTTCAGATATCCACCACTGAACACCTGTATTTTTTTGAACAATATCATAAGTTATATAAGTCTTGCCTGGAAGCAAGTTATTAAATTCTGGTACTTGTTGAGACGGGATAATAGGGACAAGAGGACTGGTAAATCCTGTAGCCGTATAATCTGAAGCAGTAAAAATGCCAGCATTTTGCAATTCTACCCACATGGCATTACGTACATCTGATACTGCTACTTTAGAGTAATCTACCGTCATTTAATCGTTGCCCCCACATCTATCTGATCTGAAATGTTTTTAACTGCTGTTCTTATGGCTAAAATACTTGGATTTTTTGAATTAAGAACATTTGTTACATCATTAGCTAATCTATCATAATAGCCAGATGCATCTACAATTAAATTAGCATTTTTAGTATACCATTCAAGCATATATGTAGCAAAAGCATTTTTTGTTTGTATCCCGCCTGGATGTAATATATCAATTTTAGTTCCAGGTGCTATAAATGCTAATCCGCTACCGCCCGTAAATGCTAATACTCTTTTTGCAGTAAATGAAACTGGTGTTCCGTTTTCCATAACTTCTGCTTTATTTCTAAATATATTTCTTGCCGTTACAATTTTTCCAGTTTTTCCTGGTTGTAATAGTTCTGGATTAATAGGCACTGGCATTTTAGATGGTAAGAAACTTGAAGTTATTAATAGGCTACCGCCCAATATTGCTGATCTTTCTAATACAAACAAACGGCCTTGAGGACTTCCAATTTTACCCCACTCATAAACGTGATGCATTTTCTTTGGATTTCTTCTGGCATAATTGTCAACATCAATCATGAATCTTTCAGATGTAAGAGAAAATACAGCACGAGATACTTGTTGTAAAACTGAAGATTTTGTAAGTTCTTGAAGACCTTGTGAAATCTCGTAGACTGAATTTACAAGTTCCTTTGTATCAATCTCAAGCTTGACTGTCATCTTGCAACTCAGTTCTTAGAAGCACTGCTTCATAGTATGCTATCTTTGCAAAAGGATCTAATACTGCGTGTGCTGCAGTTACTTCAAAAATTGTATCTGGTTGTCCAGCTTTGTCAATTTCAATAAATACTTTTTTTCTATCGCTTGTACGAATGTTTTGAATACGCCAACGCTTTGAAAGNAGCTCTAAACCTTTAAGTCTAAGCTGTAGCTTTTCTGTATAGTTTGCATCTGCTGTCTTATCAAAANCTTTGTTATCAGTTCTTGTTGAAGCCCCGCCAACTTTAATAGGTTCTACCTTGCACTGAATTGTGTGGCTATAAACCCACTGACGCTTAATAGCACCAGTTGACGGGTCTTGAGTATTTGTTTGAGTATAAACATCCGCCTTCATATTCATGATGGATGCCATAAATGATGAATTAAACATTAGATGATCACAATATTTGCTTTACGGTATTGATCAAGAATGTTATCTACTGCAANATTTCCTGTACCGTTAAAGGCACCCTTAGCCATTTCAAATGAAATTTCACTAAGGTCAACCTTGGACAAATACTTATTTCTCCAATTGTAGTCGTTTGAAAGTATATCCTGCATCAAAAGCATTGATGCCAACTTAATATCTTCTGGTACATACTTGTAACCAATTTGTCCAACAAAGCGATAGAGATAACCATCTCTAAATCTTCCATATGGATAAATGACGGGATCCATTTGATTGTTCCAGCCATCTGGCCATCCTGGATACCATATTCTTATAGCATAACCACTTGGGCTAATTTCTGTGCTATACCCAAATGTATTATAAACTGGGTTCTGAGTTTGATCAAATACCAAGATTTCGTTCTCATAAATCTGATCAAGTGTAAGCATCTTTTCTGTAAGATGAATTGTATCTGATCCAATAGCATATACTTCTTGACCGC